ATTAAATAAAGCATTAGAAATAATTGATGAAACTACTCAAAAATATAAGGAAGGAGATATAGATGATTAGTCAAGAAATATGGGCAACTGATAGTGAAGTACCAACACCAGAAAAGGTGCCTAATCCTGTTGGTTATAGAATTTTAATTAGACCGAGAGGTGTAGTTGAAAAAACAAAAGGCGGAATTTATTTAACTGATACAAATAAAGAACAACAAAGTTATTTAAATTCTGTTGGACAAGTTATTGCTATGGGACCAGAATGCTATGGCGATAGAAAAGCACCGTGGTGCAAAGTTGGTGATTGGGTTGTGTTTGGTAGATACGCAGGAGCCAAAATTTCTGTACAAAAAGTTAAAATGGTGTTAATAAATGATGATGAGGTTATTGCTACATTGGATAACCCTGAAGTAATATCTCATCAATTATAATATACGTTAGTTTTTTGCTAACGACAACATAGGAGTAACTATGATAGAAGAAAATAACAATGAGAAAGAGTTAGAAGTTAAGCTAGATGAAAATCCAAGTGAACAAGAAATAGAGGTTCCACAAAACCCTATTGATGCTTTGGTTGAAAAAGCTGAAACTGAAGAAAAAGAGAAAGCAATTGATAAATCATTTGAAAATGAAAGAGAGGTTAAGTTAGAAAAAAAACCTGAAGTACCTAAATATTCAGATGAAATGCCATATTCTGAGAAAGTTCGTAAAAGAATTGCTAAAGAAGTGGCAAAAAGAGCAGAAGCAGAACAAAAAGCTGTTAATTTAGAGCAAAGATTAGCTGAATTAGAGAAAAAAACTTTTGATTTAGCTGGTAAAACTTTAAAAACCAACTATTCGTCAGTTTCTGCTGATTTAAAAACAGCTATTGAAGAAGGTAATACTGAAAAACAAGTAGAGCTTTATGAAAAAATGGCTGATATTAGAGGACAAATGTCTAAAACTGAAGAATTATCATCTTCAGTTCCTAAAGTAGAAAAAAAACAAGCTCAAACTCCACCTTTAGCAGCAGATTGGGTTAAAGAAAATAGAGAGTGGTTTAATAAACCTGGCTTTAGAAAAGAAACTGCAATGGCTTATGGTATAGATGCAGAACTTACTGAAGAAGGTTGGGATGTTAATGATCCAGATTACTACATTGAAATGGATAAAAGACTTAAAGCATCTGGAATGGCTTATTTTTCTAAAGAAGAAAAAGACACTGTTCAAACAAACGAAAATGTAGTACAAAAAAACAACAGAGTGCAATCTCCTGTAGCTGGAGTTTCTCGTAAAAAAGGAACTGATAGTAATAGAGTTAAGCTAACTCAAGATGATATCAAAACTGCACAAACTTTTGGTATTGATATTAATGATGAAGCGGCACTAAAGCGGTTTGCTAAAGAAGTAAAAACCTTTAGCAACAATACGTGAAGGTAAAGGAGCACGACTATGAGTAATAAAATAAATAACGAAACTAGAGCTGANAAAGCAAAGGTTTCACAATGGCGCCCTAGTAATTTATTNGAGGCTCCTGNACCAAGACCTGGTTACAAACANAGATGGATTGCAACTATGGTTCTAGGTCAGGAAACACCGACAAACGTAGCCAAACGATTGAGAGAAGGTTGGCAACCTCGTGACCCTAAAACGGTCAAAGATGCTGATCACTATCCAACGATAGAACATGGTAAGTTTGCTGGTCATATAGGTATNGAAGGAATGCTACTCTGTGAAATGCCAGAAGAAATGGTAAATGAACGTAATATGTATTACGCAAGAATGACTGAAAATTTAATGAGATCAGTCGAACAAGATATCCACAAAGTAGAGCAACCTGGAAATCCTATTCAGAAGTCCTTCAAGACTTCAGTTACTAGAGGAGGCTTTAAAGAGTAACTATAAATAGGAGACTAAAAAATGGCAAATGCTAACACACCCATTGGTTTCGTACCTTTGAGGCACTTAACAGGNGGAGTTATCAGACCACAAGAATANCCTATTGCTAATAGCTACGGTACNGCAATCGCATCTGGAGACTTAGTAACTATGACTACAGATGGTACAGTGATTAGAGGTACTGCTGGCGGAACAGCATTAGGTGTATTTTACGGAGTGGAATACATTGAAAACTCTACTGGTGATGTCAAGTTCTCTAAAATCTGGAATGCAAGTACAGCTGTAAAAGCTAATACTGCAGTAAAGGCTTTAGTGTATGACGATCCAAACATAACATACCAAGTTCAATGTAACGGCACATTCGCAAACGCAAACGTAGGTGAATTGGCTAATGTTACAATTGGTACTGCAAACACTACTTTCGGTTATTCAACAGACGAATTAGATATTAGTACACTNGCTACTACTGCTAAAGTCTTGAGAATATTAAGATTAGTAGACAAACCAAACAATGATGTCGGGGCTGATGCTGACGTAGAAGTTGTAATTAACTTACACTTATACGGTACTCGTCAGGCTGGTGTCTAAGGAGATTGAACAATGGCATTAAATAGAGCACTATTTACCAAACAGCTCAATCTAGGTTTAAATACCGTGTTTGGTATGGAGTATGATAGATATCCAGAACAATGGAGAGAAATCTACTCTACAGAGCAATCACAAAAAGCNTTCGAAGAAGATGTACAAATGATCGGCTTCGGNGCTGCACCAACAAAAGCTGAAGGTGCTGCAATATCTTATGAATCTGGCAGAGAAGGATTTGTATCAAGATACGTGCATGAAACTATCGCTTTAGCATTCTCAATTACTGAGGAAGCAGAAGAAGATGGTTTGTACGGATCTTTAGGTGCAAAATATGCTAGAGCTTTAGCAAGATCAATGCAACACACTAAAGAGATCAAAGGTGCAAACATCTTAAATAATGCAACTAGCGCAACACAACTAGGTGGTGATGGACAACCTTTATTGTCTACTGCACACCCTCTAGGTGGTGGCGGTACTGCTTCTAACAAACTAGGCACTGCAGCTGATTTAAGTGAAACTTCTTTAGAATCACTTTTAATTCAAATTGCACAAGCTGAAGATGATAGAGGTATACCTATCGCACTAACTGGACAAAAGTTAATTGTTCCACCAAATTTAGTGTTTATTGCTGAAAGAGTATTAAAGTCTAATTTAAGACCTGGTACTGCAGACAATGACATTAATGCAATGAGAAATATGGGTATGATCCCTGGCGGAGTAGTCGTAAACCAAAGACTAACTGACACAGATCAATACTTCATTATGACTGATTGTCCTGATGGAATGAAACACTTTGTTAGAGCACCAATCAAAAAAGCTGTTGAAGGCGATTTTGAAACTGGTAATCTAAGATACAAAGTTAGAGAAAGATACTCTTTCGGTTTCACAGACTGGAGAGCTGTTTTCGGTTCAGAAGGAGCTGCATAATAATAATAAACAAACTAGGCGTAGAAATACGCCTAGTTACCCAAACGACAGCATAGCTGACTATCAAGGAGGATAGACTTATGGGAACAACTACATTTTCGGGACCAATTAAAGCGGGAACGATTAATCAAACAACAGGAACTACACTTGGTGCAAATGTTGTAAATACTGGTTTTGTTGTAATGGCACAATCTGCTAAAATTGACATTACTGGAGCTTCACATTTAAATCAAGTTTGTGGAACTATTCCTGCTAATTCACAAATAGTAGATGTTATATTAAATGTAACAACTGTTAATAATGATTCAAACGCTGCAACAGTTATTGTTGGTACAGCAGATGATGGAAATGCTTTTATTCCATCTACAAGTGTCAAATCATTAGGAACTACTAGAGGTACTTTAGACACTGAAGCTACAAATATTGGTACAACTGATATTCAAGTTTTAGCTGACTTTACAGGTACAGATGGTGATGGAACAACTGGTAATGCAACTGTTACTGTTATGTATATGCAAAACAATTCAATTGCAGATGCGGGAGACGTTCCAGCATAATACTTTTTAGGGGGACCCATAAGGGTCCTCCTTATAAGGAGAAAACATGTTAGAATTTTTAAAAGAAAAAGGTGAAGCTTTAAAAAATTTTTTAGATAAAGATGAAGAAGAAAAAGAAGAAACATCATCTGTAGAAAAATTACTTGATTTTCAAAAAGCTAAAGAAGATTCAGATATTTCTATGACTTCTGAACAAAAACAAGTTGCTAACACAGATGATACATCTGAAACAGAAAGTATTGAACAAATTTTAAAAGATGAATCTTCTAAAAAAGAAGAAGAAGGTAAAGAAAAAGATTTAGACGAAAAATTAAAAGATATTGAAAAAGTAATTTCTGCATTTGGAAATCAAACACCTTTAAGCACTTCATCTAAAACACCTTTTACTAAAGATTTAAATTTAAATAAACCCATAGATTTTTCAACAACTATTGCTAAAGGTTATGTAACTCCAATGATATCACCTTCCACTAGCCAAGATGATAGAATTGCGTTACTATATGAAAACCTTAAAAAACAAAATTTAATATAGGAGGACAAATGGCAGGATCGGATCTAAATGTAGCTTTTACTTCTAATACTTCAGGTACACAAGAATTATTTGGTGG